CGCGTCCGCGTATCGCTTTTCCATTTCCGCCTCCGGTAATATCAGCCATTCGGAATACATAAGATAATTATAAAACAGTAATGCCAAATCCTGCCCGGTGCGCCGCTTGTGATCCGTGATCCGTTCCTGCATCCGCCTGTTCATTTCGTCGGCCGTTGCATCGTTCGCCGAAAAATACCGGTCCGCGTCGAATCCGATAGCGTCGATCATGCTTTCCTTTGCATCTTCCATGTATTCGGCGAAATCTTCAACGCCGTTTTGTGCCGCCATTTGGTAAAGCTGCCATTCTTCCGTTGTGTCGTCCAGAACGAAAAACGCTATGATCTGGTCGTCATCTTTGCTGCTTAATATCTCAAAGTGCGGCCCCCATCCGCCCGTTATGATCTGCTTGACCTTTGCCGGGGCTTCGTTCCATTCTGCTAAATTATTCATTCTCCAACCTCCGCTTTGTATTCTGCGTTTATTCGTTGGATCACCGCCAATCTGTCTAAACTTCCGCCCGTCAATGTCCATAACATCGAATCTATATAATACCGGATCAAACCATCCATTTCGGGATATACGAATCCTTCTTTGTTTGGCTCATCTGTAATGGCGACATTGATTTTTACATTGTCGTTTGTTTCTGTCTTTATCCCTAATCCGTTTTTTATGTTTATTTCCGCGAATCTCGGATCAAGCGGTTTATAATCCTTTATCGCTCCGATATATTTTACTGCTTTGTTCGGGTTTGTCTGGCTTGTATCGATTTCCATTTCGTAGATCATACGTCTCCCTCCCGCTTCATCAGTTCTTCAAGTGCCGTGATAACCATGTTGTTTACTGATTTGTAACCGTGCATTTTTGCAAATTCCTTTAATTCATCCTTCTTGCCCTTTGGTAGTATCAACTCCATGCGGTCATAGCTTTTGCGGTTGTATTTCTGCTTTGCGCGGTTGGCCGCATCGCCGCGCGGTGTCGGATATGTTTTCTTTTCTTCGCTCATAAAAGCCTCCTTCCGTATGTATAACATATTGTATCATGTTTTCGTTTTATACGGAAGTATAAATATATATAATTATACGGTAGTATATTTGTGCATTCTGCCGCATTGCATTTTTATACTTACGGTAGTATAATAAAGACAGTTAAGGGAACGACACATGAAAGGAGGATAAAGAAAATGACAAAAGCCGAAAGAAAAGCGATAGAATCAAGAACAAAAGACCTTGTAGCGCAGGGCGTTGAAAAAGAAATAGCAAAAGTAATGGCGAAGGTTGAATTAGAAACCGGGCTGATAAAGGTAGTAGTAAATTATAACTAATGACTAACCGGGCGGCGGATCAGCCGCCCAACACCTAAAAGGAGGACGACATGAAAGATTACGGCGAATTAGTACGGGAGGCAATCAAAAAGGCTCATGAGGATGCGGAAATAGCCCGCGCCGCTGCGGAGGCTCAAAAGCCCCGGTTTGAGGTTGGCAAGACATACGCTACAAGTTCTATATGTGATCATAATTGCATTTTCTCATATACCATAATCAAGCGCACGGCAAAAACCGTTGTAATCCGCGACAAGTTCGGCGATACCCGCCGTTGCAAGTTGCATAACGGCTATCACGGCGCGGAGTGCATTTATCCGCAGGGCGTGTATAGTATGTGCCCGGTGTTGGATGCAACCGACCTTGTAGCGTAATAAACAACCAGGGCGGCGAAAAGCCGCCCGCAATCTGAAGGAGGCGTAATATGGAAAATCAGACATTGAAGGAATTTTTTGAGGATTACAACGGCTTTGACTATGAAAACGGCGAAATCGTGATTGTGGATCAGCGACGCGCAAAACAGTTTATAGCCAATTATCACGGCGGCGTTTTCAAATACACTTTCTTTTCAGCTGATGACGCTGCGAAAATGCTTGATCGCCCCGTGTGGTCGTGGACGCATACCGCGCAAACAATGTTGATCGTGATCTGATCGGAGGTGATCTCATGAAAGAATTGACCGTTAGATATTTGCTGAATGATGATGTGTATGCTGCCCTATCGGAGATAACCGACCTATATAATAAAGTCACGGGCGGTAACGATACGCCGGATCATCTTTTCAACGCTATTATGATTTTGGGTAGTGATCGCGACATAAATGGCAGGCTCGACTATTGCAAACAGAATTTTGCCGCCAACCTGCCGCCCGAAATCGCCCCGTAAACACAAAAACGGCTTGCAAGGTAACTTTATACCCTGCAAGCCGTTTTGTTGTCTCTGCGGCTCTGTGTGCGTGCCGTGGCTATACTCTTTTCAGATACTTTATAGATGCGTACCCGGTAAATGTGACGTTGCCCTTCTTGTACGCAATCAATAGCCATTTCACGCCGGATACCGTCGTATAATAGCCGTAACAATTCACTTTTGCGCCGGCCGGCATGGATGTAATGATCGTTTTTGACGTTCCTGCACCCATCCGCAGGTTTAAGCTGCTTGCCGTGACCTTGTACGCTCCCGTCAATGCGTTATCCTTGCTTTTCGCGCCCTCTAACTTTACATTGCTATGGGACGAACCGCCGCCGGATGATCCGCCGGTCCCGCTGCTAACCTTTGCGCCGTTGGATAGGATCATAAAGGTATGATGACCCTCTGCAACGCAAATATCGCCGCGCTTCAGATAATCACTTGATCCCGTGTATTTCTTATCCGTCAATACCTCATACGCCCCGGATTCAGAAAAAGCCCTGCGCATGGTGGATGTTGTCGGCGCATTGCCTGTGTAGTCCAATGCCGAAACGCCTGCAGCAATGGCGCATAGTGTCATGAATGCGCTGCAGTCTGTTTCGCATTTCGTCTTGATCTTTGCCAGATTATAGCCAACCTGCCGCGCCGCTGTGTGCGCTGTGTTTCTCTGGTTCATGTCATATCCGATATTGTTGTTGGCGCATCCCGCTTCGCAAGCCTGCGCCGATTTCTCCGCTATCGCTGATTTTTTCGGGCGTAATACAACATTGATGCCCATGTTGTAATAACTGCGCGTGAACACCTCGCGCCCGGTCTGATCGCCTGCCGCGCCGTTCCTGCCCTGTCCGCGTTCGTCAATGCTTGCGTGTCCGATTCTTACCGCCATATTATCGCCTCCCTCTATTGTGGCGTGTCTGCTTTGCTTTCCTCTTCCTTGTCGGTCTTTTCCTTTATCAGTTTTTCAGTTATCGCAAGTCCTTTGATTAGAAAATCCGGCACATCAACGCCGATTTCGACAAGGTTTTCAAGGATTGATCTAATCTCATTTACCGTGTACATGGCAAGCGTCAGCCATCCGAATAGCGTTACGAAGTGCAAATCAACCCCGATGATCTTTCCCATGTCGATAAATGCGAACGATACGAAAAAGGCTATTCCGATAACTACAAGCTGCCATACCTTTTTCATTGCCCCGATCGCGCCGACCGCGGACGATGATTTTTTAAGTACCCGTGATTTATAGTTTCCCGTCAGCCAGTCCAAAACCTCCAACGCGAAAAACCCGGCAAATAAAAACCAATGTTCCCCGAATAATATCGTCATGATGCTGATTATTGCTCCATATCCTACATTTACGCCGTCTATTACATCCGCTGTACTATGTACTACCTTTGTCATATCAATCCTCCTATAATTTGTCCGTCATTTCCGCCGCGTCTTTCATGCTGTTTAATAGCGGCTCTAATCCTTCCTCGATATCAAGGTTGGTATAGTTGCATAGCAGGATGAATAGTTCGTTGATAATCCCTATCAGCTTTATAATTATCTCTTCCTGCGCCGTGTTTACCTTCATCAATTTTGATAGCATTGCTTTATCCCCTTGTTATCCTCTTTGTCTTATGCTGTGTATTTTTCCCCTGTGATCTCCTTGTATTCCGCCTCCGTCATCATGCCGGATGCAACAAGGGCTTTCAGATCATTCTTTGTGATCGTCCCTTTTTCAAGATCGCTTTGGATCATCTCGACCACGCCCGCGCGATACCTTGACGGACAATCTGCCAATTTCTGTGTGCCTGCTTCAATGCGGTTTCGCCAAATCTTAATCATGATATTATTCCTCCTCTGTCAATTCACATAATGCGTTTTCAATGTCTGCGATCCTCTGATCTACTTCCTCCGACAATTCGCAGGTTGCGTCCTGTGCGTCGGAAATGCCGCCTTCGATTTCGGCTTTTACGGGTGTGAATTTGTCAACGTATCTGTTATGATCTTTGATAGCATACCAATCATAACATTTGCCGTCGCTGTCCTCTTCGCTTCTGTACTTTTCAACCACGGTAAAATTGTCCGTGTACTCCGCGCTTGAAAATTCCCGCGTTACGGAAATGCTACCCGTGAAGTTGCTGTGGCTGTCCCCTACGGTTTTAAGGTTCTTTACCTCTACGCCGTTTCTGGTTGTTGTGCCAAATACGTATTCCATTTTTCAAGCTCCTTTCTGTAATATTCTCTCACTATGTTTTTAAGATGCCTTTGTGTGTGCGGTCTAACAAATCTCTTATAAATGCTTACGCTGTTGCAATGCCGTAACATTCCTAATCTTGATAACAAGCCCTGCGCAAACTTTACCGGGATAAATTCGCCGTGCTCTCTCATCTTATAAAACTTTTTCAGATACCTAACAAGCCGCAGTAAATTCTTCTTTCGCATTAAAGTATAACCGCGCCCAAATCGGTATCCTAACGCATTCGGCATTCTTTTACTTGCTTTGAATTTCTGCCAGTTGCTTTTTAATTCCAACCCGTGCGCTATAAGCCAGTCCCGAACCGCTTTTATGATCTTGTCTGCGGTTCTTTTTCTGTTTGTAAACGCCGTGAAATTGTCCATGTATCGGATGTAATGCGTTGCCCCGCTTTTCCGTATCAGTTGGTCTAATTCCTGCAATAGCGTATTTGCGAACCATTGCGAACAATACGCCCCGATCTGTATGCCGTCCTTTGTGATCCTCTCTATCAGATCAAGTGTCCTGTGATCTTTTATTAGCCGCTTCATGCGCTTTAGTATCTCTTCCGGCTTGATTGAATCATAGAAATGGCGTATATCCATTTCTATGCACCATTTCGCACCCTTGCCGCGTTTTATCCATTTCTTTACGGCTTTGATGCCATAATGCGCACCGCGCTTTTTAATCGACCCGCAACACCAATGATCCATACCGCGCATCATGATTGGCTCCAATACTTGAATCAACGCATGATGTACGCATTGATCCGGGTATAATCTCGGCTCTGCAATGTCGCGCCATTTTTCGGCGTTTACGTCATACCTTCGCTTTCTGATTACTGGTGATGGCTCAAATCCATTTTCTAAAATAGATCGTAGTTCCTTGACGCGTGCATCAATGTCGCTTTCGATCCATATTACTGTTGAATTTCTCTTTTTTGGGTATATGATCCACCTGTGTGAATTACATACCGTTCTTATTGCTTCTTTCAGATTTTCATCTGATATTATCTTCTCGAAAAGATGACCTGCTCTTTTCATGGGGATATGGTCTCCTTGTTGCCTATGGACATTTCCTGCGCCCCTGCCCGGGGAGTACTATGCCCATCCCTTGCGGCACTATCTTTACCATGGGGTATGCGGAATCTGCACCTATGCAATACACTTCAGACGTAAGCGCAATTACCAAAAGTTGTGCGGACCATAATATCAAGGATTCGTGAACCGATGCTCGCGTTCTGGTTCGAAGCCGCGTTGTTGCCGTTCAAGTAGAACACGCCGTGGTTCTGGTTCTGGTTGTAGTTACCGCCGACGTACAACACAACGCCAGACGCGTTGTAGTTGCAGTAGTCGTCCAAAACCGATGAACACCGGACTACTGGTGCAGAAACCCCAAATTTATAGTTACTGTATTAAGTTTGTTATAAGGGGGTACGGGAGTACCCCCTCTTGCTTTCGCAATTCACCCCCGCAGGCGGCTTACGCCGCGGAGGGTAATTCTTGGAGACGTGAACCGATGCTCGCGTGCTGGACCGAAGCCGCGTAGCTGCCGTACAAGCAGAACACGCCGCGGTCCTGGTTCTGGTCGTAGTAACCGCCGACGAACAACACAACGCCAGACGCGTTGTAGTTGCAGTAGTCGCTTATATAGTCCGATCCGTCCGTTCCTCCTACCGCCGAAGGATACATAAACCATTCAAAGCCTGTT